GAGGTCACAGCGTGGACATGGCGCAAGCACACCAGCAGGGCGAGTGGGAAAGATATGCTGGCCGTGACGTACTACGGCGGTCTGAGTGATGCACCAATCACCGAGTATTTGCCGGTGCTGCACGATGGCTATGCGGCCAACAAAGCCATGCGCTTGCTGCTGACGATGGCAAGTTCAGGTGGCGTTTCGCTGCTGAACATAGAAGGTCTTGAGGCCATCTCAAGCATGATGAACACCGCTCGCGCACCAAGCCTGATCGAGTTCAAAAAGGATGGAAAATTTTACCGAGTCATAAGGAGAGAATGGTAATGCGACACCCTATACCCGATATCGTTTCGGACTACGACCGACTGATTGCACAGGGGCCACCAAGATGCTGCCACACCTGCGAGTTCTACGACATCAAAGGAATGTGTACAGTTTTCTTTATGGAGCCACCAGAGGCGTTTGCGGCAACGCCAAGCGAGTGTCCTGAATACGAAAGCGAGATCCCATTTTGATCCCTTCAGAACACTACGAACAAGCCCTTGTCGTGCAGTGGTTCAGACGCACCTACCCGGGCGTCCTGATCCACTCAATTCCCAATGGCGGGGCCAGGAGCATGGCGACCGCCGTGGCGCTCAAAGTCGAAGGTACCGTCAAAGGAATCCCTGATCTTTTCATCCCGGCTTGGCGACTCTGGGTCGAGATGAAACGGGTCAAAGGTGGCGTACTCAGCCCAGACCAAAAAGAAATCATCGCGTATCTCGAACGTGTTGGATATTGTGTTATAGTGGGAAAAGGTGCTGAAGATGCAAAAACGCAAATCATCACCTATCACTCAACTCTTAAAGGATAAGACATGGCAATCCGCATCTACGTTGTCACCGACAACGAAACCCAAAAACAGCGCCTGATCCGCGCTACCAACCGCGCTGAAGCAGTTCGCTTTGCTTCTCGCACTCGCTTCACCGTCGAGGCCGCAAGCCAAGATGATCTGGTGAATCTGTTGCCAAATGGCGTGACGATTGAGTCGCAAGATGAAACAGCAAAAGCCGAATAAAGAGATCAAAGAGTTGTTCCTGAACATTCGGATGCCTGCATCCGTGATGGAAGAACTCAAGATCGCGGCTGAAGCCAACACCAGAACGATTTCTGGGCAGGCTTTGCTTTACATCAAGCAAGGGATTGCCCAGAAGTCTTGATGCAAGGCTGAAGAAAGATCACTTTATGTGGTCTTTTTTTGACTTAAATGTTGAAACGTGTTTTTTTGTGTTAGGATCACAGCATGACTTCAAAATTCTTTGGCTACGCTTTTGTGATTCTCGCCCTGTACGGTTTTGTGTCTCACGCAGACTATCAGGATGAGATACAACAGGAGGCCGATTACTGTTCAATGGTGGCGCTCTGGAAAGCGGATGCCTTGAAGAAAATCCCAAAACGGGCCAGGGCAGGTTGGCCCCCATTCAAACCGGAGATTTCATGCAACTGATCAAGTGGGTGGCGTCCTATTTTGTCGCCGTGTTCAGCTTGGTGGTGGCCGTTGGCCTCATCGGCTTCACCTTTGGAGCGTGTTTTGGCGCTGCCAACTACGCCTTCAAACTGGCCTTCCAACTCTGGAACGCATTATGACCAACACAGAGTTTTTTTTACTCATTGCAACAATATACATTGCGCCGCACTCACCCGCACCAGTAGGAATTCCAATTGGTTTGTTTTTTATAGCACTGTCTTACTTTTTCAAATGACGTGGCCCTTCCCGCCTTTCCCCACACCGATACCCGTGCAGACCGCACCGGAGAAGTTCAACCCTGACAACTACGAGGACGCATTGATATGAAAACACCACACAAACACGCCGCCCTCATCAAGGCATGGGCCGATGGCGCTGAAATTGAACTCAAAGACGGCAAAGATTGGCGCGCTATAAGCGAACCAAGTTGGAACAGAAACATGGAGTACCGCATCAAGCCCGAGCCGAAGCCTGATGTTGTTGAAAAGTATGTTGCCAGCCCTTGCGGCTTTAGATTAGTAGAGCACTGGGAACGCAAAAACCTCAAACTCACTTTTGACGGTGAGACTGGCAAACTGAAAGCAGCAGAGGTGATCGCATGAAACTCGACCGAGGCAACCCCAACCTGATGAAAAAAGCAGCAACCCGTGTGAATTCTCCTGCTCCGCTGGAGGCATTTGCCAATACCCTGGGTGACGTAGCGGCCAAGCGCCGACATCGAGCCACGGTGGGCTACGTGCCTTTGCCAAAAGATCCCAACGCCGCCCTGCCGCCGACGATCAGTGTCTGGGCGCAGCCAGTCTATGTGCCGCCCAAGTCGGAGTACGTCCGACCAGGCGCTGAAGACTTTCTCCGTTGCAAGAGCAGGGGGCTGTGATGAAGAAAGACAAGACATTGAAGCTGGCGCTTGAGGCGTTAGAGTCTGCGGATTGGTACATAGATCAACTTGAAATGATTGTGTACTCTGTTGATGACGATGGAACTCATGAAAACCGCGCCAAAGTGCAAGCAGCCATCACCGCCATTAAAGAAGCATTGGCACAACCTGTGCAGGAGCCTGTGGCGCAATGGCAAAAGCGTCACCAACTGTGGACAGAAGATGCATGGGAAAATTCCGAAGAACATGATGCCAAGCAGTGGCGCGACAAAGCACAAGGCTGGGAGATACGCGCCCTCTACACCGCCCCACAGCAACGCCCGTGGGTAGGACTGACGCCGCAGGAGATTGATGACATTGATGAGGCAAATTGGGAAGAAGACCATAAGGTATGGGGCATACATGAATTTGCCCAAGCCATTGAAACCGCATTACGGAGAAAAAACACATGACCAAAGACGAAGCACTGAAGCTGGCGCTTGATGCGCTGGAACTACCAAGCATGAAAACTTATGCGATGCTGGAACAATCTGGCGCAGCCATCACCGCCATCAAAGAAGCCCTAGCACAGCCAGCGCCGCCACCAGAGTGCAAGACCGAGGCCGAGCAAACGGAGTATGCCTTTGGATGGTGGAAGGCATTGGAGACGGTGAGGACTGAACAGCCAGCGCAGGAGCCGGTGGCGTGGATGATGAAATGGGCACAACATTCGCCATCTTTTACGACAGACAAATCAGATTACGTTTCTTGGTTTGCAGGTAAGGCGTCTTATCCAGACGAATTGGTCCCCCTCTACACCGCCCCACAGCAACGCCCGTGGGTAGGGCTGACGGATGAGGAAATAAACTTGATTTACGCAGCGCCACAAACCCATATTGGTCAATACGCTAGAGCCATCGAAGACAAGCTAAAGGAGAAGAATTTTGACTGAACGACTTAAAGAACGTATCGCAGAGGAATGGGCAATGCTTGATCCCGTTGACCCGCTGCGTGGATTGTTGTCAGATGTGATGGACGTTTTGGCACAGCCAGCGCCTCCACCAGAGTGCAAGACCGAGGCCGAGCAAACAGCGTATGCCTTTGGCTGGTGGAAGGCCTTGGAGTCGTTGAGGACTGGACAGCCAGCGCAGGAGTCGGTGGGTCACCGCGTTGGGTTTTGGTGCGCCGAATTAACTTGTAATAAGTGTTATAGCGCAGAGTTTCGATTTAAGCACACCACCCAACAACAGCGCCAGTGGGTAGGGCTGACGGAAGCGGAAATTGACGAATGGCCACCGGAAATACACGGCGTAATTCGCTTAATTGACGCCCAACTCAAGGAGAAGAACACATGACCAAAGACGAAGCATTGAAGCTGGCGCTACACGAACTGGAAGGCATACCCGTCTACAAAAAGTATGGTGTACGCATAAGTAACGCAATCACCGCCATCAAAGAAGCTTTGGCACTAACGAGCACGCAGTACGAGGAACAGCCAGCTCAGGAGTCGGTGGAATCTTTATACAACCCAAATCCGGTTGAGTATCAATACCATTATCCAGACGGTTCATGGAGGTGTTCAAACGGTGAGGTAATAAATGGTATGCACCCAGATAAAGCAAGATCACTTTACGCACTAAAGGACAACACATAATGGACATTTTGAAACGCATTGACCAAGCCCAGCAGTTTTGCAAGTTTTATGCGGATGGCGCTTATTCCGTTGAAACTGAAAAATGGAATCATCATGTCAATCCTGAATTTATTGAGGACATTCGCCAGTACATTGAATCGTTGCAACTTAAGCTGATGCACCTTCAAACTCAGCAAGCATACAAGGCTATATGTAAAGATGAATCCTACGACATGATTGATCGCTTTTTACGTAACAACCTTTATGACGATGACTACGAATCTTTTTCAGAGGCACTGCACGAAATTGCCACCACCCCACAACAGCAAGAGCCCCGCAACTTCTGCCCGAGGTGCGGTAAGCGCACGGCTGACTTGACGGTGATACACACCTGCACGCCACCGGAAGGAGGACACCAATGACCAGACGAGACAAAGAGATGGCGAGGCAGTGCCTAAGCAACGCAGAAATGTTAAATACTGTCAATTTTGATTTGGACAAGTTTGCCGACCTCATCCGTGCCGACGAGCGTGAGGCTTGTGCAAAGTTGTGTGTAAGCCACATTGGCTACCCACACCGACTTCATTTTGCAGCAGCAATCCGAGCAATGGGGAACACATGAAATTTGAAATCACTATTGCAGTTCTTGCTGCTGTCGGCGGGTTTGTCTGGCTGCTAATTTTGACGAAGGGGATGGTATGACCGAACAACGCTATCTTGCAGGGGGGCAAGAGTTCTACTACCCCCACGCAGGCGACCCGCCAGCGCCTGAGAACACCAAGCTGCTGCTGCTCACCACTGGCGGCATCTGCACCACGGGAACGTGGAACAACAACTGGTGCATCGGCTGGCTGCCGCTGCCCAAACGCAACATGACAAAAGAGGACATGAAATGAGAAAGTCAAACCAGAGCGCCCTGCGCGTTTTACTGCGTGGGTATGAGGATGGCCTGACTGTTTCCCAAATGGCAGCGTTCACTGACGCCCCTCAGAATTCAGTGCAACAATCCCTCAAGTGTATGCCTGACGCCTATATCGACCGCTGGAAAACCAGTGGGAGTAATCGGTATTTAAGCGCCGTCTGGTGTGTAGTTGTACCACCAGAGAATTGCCCCAAACCAGAAAGGAAGAAGCCATGACACCATCACCATCAGGAACCGAACTCGCAGTCTGTATGGACATCGCCAGTCGCCAGCAAATGGGAAGATTCAAGTACGGCACCACCGTATCTGAAAACCCGCTGACCAAAGCGCAATGGCGGCAGCACCTGTACGAGGAGTTGCTGGACGCCGTGATCTACCTCAAGCGCGAGATGCAGGAGGAGCAGCGCCAGATGGACGATCAGAAGTAGCGTGTGCCGGCCTTGTCGATGATGAGAGCCTGACGGCGGGGTTCATCACCGGCATTGCTGGGAACGCTGATATGCACCCAGGAATCGAATTCGCGGATGATTTGATCGTAGGGTAGCCCAGAGGCCACCAAGACGCGCACAACCTCATCTGGGGTCATTCCTGGCACCCTGATGTCGGCTGCACAGCCCAAGCGGTGCTGGCTAGTGTCTTTAGACCCTACGGCATCATTCACAGCTTTAGACCGGAACGCGCTGTTTATCATGATGGGGCGCATATCAAGCGCAGACTTTACCCGTTCTAAGAACTCAGCTAAACGCAGCAAGTTGGCTTTTTCCTCATCATTGGGCGTGTTGTCAAACTGCCGGTGCTGCGTAGCCGTTAACTCGGCAAGCGTAAAGTGCGGCGTCATTTCAAACCACCTTTCAAGGCATCAGTTTTGTCTTTGCTGGATTTGCTGGAGCCGTAGAAGAAGCTGATGATGGTTGCTACGGCAGTGCCAAGCAGAAAGCCCAGAATGATGTTGCCGAAGTCTTTGCCGCTGGAGGGTACTTGCCCAAAGGTGATGGCGAAGAAGTACGCCATTGAGCCGACAGACCAGAACCACGCAAAGTTGTAGATGAAATGCTTGGCGTACTTGTCCTCTTGATTCAACGCGACTTCCTGCATATGGCGGGCAGAGTCACGATCTTGGTTCTCAAGCTCAAACTGGCGCAAATCTAGTTCAGCCAATTTGGTCGCCGCTTCTGGGTCACCAGCAATGGCTTTTGCCACGGCTTCAACAGAATCTGCAACGCCAAATTTGTCAGCGATAGCGGTAACAGCAAGACCGCCAAGAGGCCCAGCGACAGCAGCGGCAGCAGCAGGGGCCAGACCCTTGAGTAGATTGAGTAAAGTTTCCATATCATCTCCGCATGAAATCAACGTATTCCATAGTTCCCCAAGCCACCAAGGTCACCAGACCGGCAGCAGCAACCATGAGCAATACCATCTCAATGGTTTCCTCAATTTCTTTCTTGCGCTTGGCTTTTGCTTTTTCCATTTGCATTTCCTCCGCTTTGCGCTTGTGGACGATGTTGTTGCGCTCCATCAGAATTGACTGCCAAACATCGGCGTTGCCCGACCAGATCAACATTTGCTTCAATTCGTTCTCGGCATCCTGAAGCTGTTTGGCGTGGATCACAGTCTCAAATGCCTGCGCTGTGTCTGACTTGCCGAACGTGGCCTTCTTGGGCTGGGACGCCGCCTTTGCGACGACATCCTTGGCCTCAAAGAACTTCATCAGGTCGCCGGACACCGCGCTGATGTCCTTGCCCATCTTGATCGCCGCTTGAACGCCCTTTATGGCGGCTTGCGCCGTGGCGAAAGCGGTGATCGGATCAATCATAGTTAGATATTGAATAGTTTTTTGACAAACTCAGCGGCTACACCGGGGCCAAGCAGCACAACCGCCAACAGCACATAAAGCAAATATTCAATTTTGGTCATGCGCTTGGAGCCATCATCAAACCGCGCTTGAATGCCCTCGTACCGTTGGGCGCAAACCGCCTCATGGACGCTTAACCGTTTATCAGTTTCGGTGGCTAATTCGTGTATCTGTTCCATGATTAAACCCGGTATACGATAAATGTGTTTGCCGCTGTTCTGCGAATACGGAAATTGGCAGAAATGCCGGTCAACACCGTCATAGTACCAACGCTTGTAACGCCAATTTCCGTTGCATCCAGTGTAATCGTGCCAGATGCCGTATTGATAACGGTAAAGTTAAATCCAATGTTGGTTGCAGGCCAAGCAATCAAAGTTTCAAGCGTTGTACCCAAAGGCATTGTGAGAATAAACGTGGTGCCGCTGGTGACTACAATTTGCGGCAGAATTTGAGCATTAGTCAGCGTTGTGGCTGCGGAAATTGTTGTTGCTGGGGCTGGAACATAAGGCAAAAATGCGCCAGTGGAAAGTATTAAATTTCCATTAACATCTAATGTCGCCCGGCTTGTATTTCCTGTTCCCAAATACAAAGAGCCTGATTGAAAATTGGTGATGTAACTATTTAAATTTACGCTGTCTTGATAAATACGCAATCCATTGGTTCCTGCGCCATAAATATTTATCCCGCCAGAAGCATTATCAGTTCCTTGAATATTTAATCTTGCCAGCAAAGAGTTTGCTCCCGTGCCAATACCAACATCACCAGAGTTACTAATTCGAACACGCTCGGTTAATGCGCCAGCACTTGACTCAACAGTATTAAATATCATACTTGCTGATCCACCAGATGTGGCATTGGAAATTACATCAATAGATGCTTGCAGCTTTGGCCCAAACGAACTTACATCAGCAGAATAATACCCAAGCCGCCCCCAAGGTAAAGTCGTACTCCAGTCGGAAGCATTGGTGGCGGTAGAAATCCTGACCTCTGTTGGAACTGGCGTAAGTGATCCTGTAGCTGAAGATACTTCAAGATTTGCATTTGGCGTAGCAGTGCCAATGCCTACATTGCCATTGGATTGAATCCGCATCCTGTCTTGACCTGCAAGAGTTTGAAAAGTTATTGCAGGAGAAACAGCACCTGCATACGCAGTTGCAAATAATACTGTGTTAGTAGTTTCAGCAAAACTGATTTGAATGCCGGGATTTATGGTAGCGCCAGTTCTACGAAAATATGCAATAACACCGTCTTCAGTTTTTTCCGAATATAGTCTTATAGTTGGATGTGCAGTTGCTCCAATACCAAGGTTTCCAGACAAGGACGCTTTCCATAAAGACGTTTGACCAGCAACGGAGAAATTTTGATACACGGCTAGGTTGCCATTGGCATTTAAGTTGCCGGTTGCGTTCCATTCAATTTCAGAAATGCTAAGTTGAAATACCGTTGCTGTGCTTGCAATATCGTTTATTACGTAAGCATAATTTCCATCTGGCGAAACATACATTCCAGTTGGAGATGCAATTGTCAATCCCATGCTTGCAAAAGTGTAATTTGTAAAAAATACAGCAGTTGTTAAATCCCATGCGGTGGAAAGTTTGTAAACATTAATGTCATCGCCAGAAGTTCCTACAACAAAAAACTTCAAACCATCATTTGAGAATGAAATTGAATTGACGTTAGTTTCTTGTGCAGCAATACTAATATAGCCACCATAAACGAAACTTGGAACTGACCAAGGGATGGGTACATCCCAATAATGAATTGCATCGTTTGGTGTTCCGGTATTACTAGCCAAATATGCTTTTGTGCCAGTTGGATTAAACCAAATTCCAGTTGGCGCAGTAGACAGAGATGAAATATCAAATGATGGCGCAAGAAGCGTTATTGTTGAAATGTCCCAAGGAATAGATAATGTATATGTGTAAATTGTAGCTGGAGCAGTTGCTCCAACAATGAAAACATTTAATCCATCAGGAGAGAAAAACAAGTCATGCGGCGCTGTATTTGCTACTGCGGCAGATGCAGATACAAAAGTTGCCGTTGAAATATCCCATGCAGTTGATAGTGCATAGTAATTAATGTCATCACCAGAAGTTCCAATAACATAAAAAGCCAAGCCATCTGGCCGCATAAAACAACCAACGGGAGAACTTTCTTGCGTTTCTACTAAAAGCGATTTAGTGGAATTTGTTGGAGAGGCATTCATTACACTGCCTTCGCTGATGTTTGTTCCGGTAATCCGGTTTACACCGTCAAAGGTAAAGTTTGGCGAACCTGCAAAGTTGCTTGCGGAGTTGTATTGAACTTGAGTCGTTGAGCCACCGGGAACACCAGCAGGCCCAGCAGGGCCAGCGATGCCGCGATCAATGGTGATTACTTGGGTAGGCGTGGGCGTGGTTACTAGCGTGATATTGTTGCCATCAACAACGCTGACAGATATGTTTGGCATCAGTTGTACACTCCATCAGAACGAACCAAGAACAAGAGGAAAATGATTCCATCATCGGCTGGTGTGGCACCAACGGCAGGGAAGCCAATTTTTATCCGACCACTGAACCCCACGCAATTTTGCGCATTGATGTCCAATTCAGGATCATTGCTCAACACGCTCCACGTTGATTCGTCAATGACCAATGTAAACGTGCCGCTGGCATCTACTCGATTGGAAATCGTGAGAGCCACAGGTGTCGGCGCTGGCTCGTAGTCGGCAATGTCAAACGTCAAGCCATTGCGCGTGTCAGTGATGTTGGTCACAGATCGCCGAAGGATAGATGCGTCAATGGTTGCGCCTACCAAACTCACTGGGGAGCCATTGGCGGTCATGGACAGGTTCCAGTAGGTCTTTTGGTTGTAGACCAACTCCCCGGCGATGATGGGGTTGCTAAAGCCGCTGACTTGCGTCAGGGTGTTCTGATTGAAGATTGCCAAGATAGTTCCCCTAAACTCGGGTGGTGACGCTCCCCGCACACTTGCGGGGCTACGGTCTTGTCTTGTGATTCTACATCAGCCTGCTGGCGGTGTGGGCCAGATGATATTGAACGGGTCTGCTTGTTTTGTGATGTCTCTGAGTGCTTGTCGATAATCTGCCCAAGCAGCTTTGTCTGATAACGGAACATCAGGAAGTTGCGTCCAGTCAGACGCTACAAGAAGTGCATTACGTTGACTTTTGACAATAGGCCATTGCGTTGCATCTGTACGAGGGTCTACCCATTGCTTGGTGTTGTAATCAAATACGTAGTATTGATTAGGCGCGTTTGGGATAGCTACTGGTTGGTTATCTTGAATATAATAACTGTTGTAATCATAATTTCCGTCAATGTACGATTCTATTGATGAATCATATTGAAGAAAAATATCAGATTCTAAGCAATTGCAAACTTTAGAAATTATCCCGGTAGTTTGGTTATATATTGTTATCATTAACGCTTTACCTCCAATGTTGTAATAATTCGGTAATTAGAAGATGGACTTCCTGATCCTGAAATGCTAATTACGTATGATACAGAACCTGACGCAGGCGTATCTAAAAGTGGAAATGCAAATTCTTGAGCAGGAATTACATAGCCTCCAAATTCGCTGTTAAATACTTCAAGACCTCCTTCAATTGTGTAACTAAAAATTGAAGTGCCATTTCTTGTAAGTGAAACAGTAACTGCATACGTATATCCGCGCGGATTTGCGCCGCCTGTTTGATAATATCCCGGATAAAAAATAATTCCAGTGTTTACAACGACAGGATTACCAGAGGAAGTATAAGTATGAGTCAATGAAAGGCTACTTGCGCTACTAGAAGTGGCCGAAGGAATGGTTACCGCTTGACCCGCGATTTGCAAAGTGTTTACAGCAGCGTTGGCAATTGCAGCGTTAGCAGCCGTAATGCTATTTGCAGCCATTTGAGATGCTGTAATAGTTCCAGATATATTTGCGGCGGGAACAGCCAAAGTTGTTCCGTCAAAAGTTAATGCACCAATACTGACTTTGTATGCGCTTCCGCTATAACCCAAAAAGAAACCTGTGCCTGTGTTATAGGCTGTTTGACCGCCTAATATTGCACCTGTGCTGTTTAATGTAAGGTTTCCGTTAACCGTTAATGAACCAGTATCAACAGTAATTGCAGAAAGATTGCCCACCTTCAAGTTGGAAAGGTATGGTGTATTCCAAATGGTTTGGTTTGTCGTTGGATAGTACAACCCGTCCGACTGGAACATCGCTTGGCCGGTTGCTGGAGTCTGCGTGGTCGTAGTGAAAGCCGTTGCCGCCGTTGGGGCAAAGTCCGTGGTCGCTGGAAGCGCGGTTCCTGTCTTTGTGACTGCTGCACCAGTGACCGTGGGGTTTCCCGTGTACAGCGCATAAGCACGAACAGCATTTACGCCGTTTGCGCCGTTTGTGGCGATTGCCGTCTTAGAAAACCCAACAGTCCAGCTTACAGTTGTAGTCGTGGCTGTAGCCAATGCTGAGATTCCAATTGCAGCTTGCCAAAGTGAAAGCCCAGCCGTGCCGGGGTTTGCTGGAATGGCAGTGAGCCAGCCATTGCCGCCCGTATAGGAGCCATTGCTTGCTGTTGCCCATGTGTAGGTAGATGAGCCTGAAGGGTCGCCCGGAGCGGCGGCAAGCCACTGGTACAAGTATGCGGTGGCAGTCTGCGTTCCCGTTGTCCCTGTTGGCGCCCACACCAGCGCGGAGCTTGCTCCACTGATCTGCGATTGACCAATGTCATTCAGTGCAACCGCGCC